ACTTATTGGCGCGCAAGATACTACAAAGCGTCCAATTTTCTCAGCTTCACAGCCTAGTAATTCGGCTGGCGCAGTTGGAACACAGTCACTACGCGGAAACGTAATGGGTCTAGACCTGTTCGTTTCTAATAAGGCTGTAAGTACCACTATTGACGAAAGCGCCTTTATTGTCGTACCTTCCGCCGTAGCCATTTACGAAAGCCCAGTATTACAGCTTTCAACAAATGTACCTACTTCGGGCGAAATTGAAACAATGCTTTACGGCTACCTAGCTGTTAAGACACTTGTTGCAGGCGGCGTACGTCGTTTCAACTTAACCTAATTTAGGTTATAAACCGTAGGGGCGGTGCTGCCCTGTGCCGCCCCTACACCCCCAATACGAAAGGTTTACCCAATGGCAATTATTAGTATTGCAGAACTAAAAGCTGTACTGGGTATTGGTTCGATTTATTCAGATGCGGTAGTCCAACAAGTAGCAGACGCCGCTAGTGACATTATTTTAAGTTACTTAGACTTTAATCGCTCTAGCATAGTAGGCGTAGAAATTACTAGTAACGTGGCAACTTTTTATACAGCTGAACCCCACGACTTTGTAGTAGGACAGACAGTTACTACGACAGGTTGTAACGCAACTTTTAACGGTAGCCAAGTTATTACAGTACGCAGGGCTTCAAGTTTTGACGCGGCATTAGTAAACGCAAATGTAATACTTACACCTATACGCCCTTATGGTCGGGCTACCCTGACTTCACAAGCTGCACTTTTTGACGCAAATGCTAGCGTACGGGAAGCCTGTTTAGCCCTAGCGGTAGATATTTGGGAAACGCAGAAGGGCACTATGGGGCAGCAAGGTGTAGATTTCGCCCCAGCACCTTACCGCCTTGGGCGCTCTATGCTTCAGCGCGTAATGGGTCTACTAGGTAAAGACGTAGATACAAACAGCTTGGTAGGGTAATGGCTAACTTAGTAACCCTACGAGATGATTTAGCCAGCGACTTAAGCGCGGCTGGTCGGGTAGTTTATGCGTTTCCACGGGAACAGATAACCCCGCCAGCGATAGTGCTAGTACCGGCAAGCCCATACATTACGCCGGTATCTATTGGCGGCTTAAGTAATCGGCTAAATGTTCGTTTTGCTTTAACCGTAGTAGTAGGCGCAGCCGATAACCAAGCCGCTTTAGCAAACATTGAAACTTTAATGCTTGACGTTTTTAGTGCCCTGCCAACAGGTACGGGAATTATTAACGGATTTTCACAGCCCCAGATAGAAGAAGTAACGGGCAATCAAATGCTTACCAGCTCATTAACTATTGAATTGGTAACAACTAACTAACAACAACAGGAAAGGTCAGAAATGGCTACTTATATAACTGGTCGAGATTTGACCTTAGAAATAGACAGCGAAAACTACGACGCGCAGGCTTCGACAGTAACGCTAACTACAGAACTAAATCAAGCCGTATTAGAAGTATTAAGTGGACGCGCTTATAAGACTATTGACCAAACGGCTACGCTATCGGTTGAAATGTTCGCAGACTGGGGCGCGGCAGGTTCACTCTGTGAAGCTCTTTGGGACGCCGCTTTAGCTGCACCAGATACCGCCATAGTTGCAACTTTTGAAGCAAATGGCAGTATTTTTACTATGGACGTGTTTCCTAACTACCCAGTAGCAGGCGGCGGCGCTGTAGACGTATTAACTACAACGGTAGAACTTGTTGTGGTAGAAGGCACAGTAACCCGAACTTAACTAGAAAGAACAGGGCACTAAATGAAAATAACATTAGAAGTAAAAACTACAGACGGCGAAGAAACTACTTTAACGGCGTTAGTCCCAGATTTTATTATCTGGGAACGACACAGTAAAAGAAAAATAAGCGACTTAGCCGGCGGTATTGGTATGGAAGACCTAGCATTTTTAGCGTATTCCGTATTAAAGCGAACTGGTAGTAATTTAAAGCCTTTCGATAGTTGGATAAATTCGGTAGAGAATATCGAACCAATCGAGGAAGACCCAAAAGCCACGAGCTAGGAAGTTTGCACCGGCTACTTATAGAAATAGCAGTAGCTACGCAGACCGCCCCTAGCGCATGGGAAGACCGAAGCGCCGAAGACTTAATAACCGTTTTAGAAATATTGGAAAGGAATAAAAAAAGTGGGTGAAAGAGAAACAGTAACTTTTAAGGCAGACCCAAAAGACCTTAAAAACCTGTATGCCGCTTTTCAAAAACTAACCGACGAAGCTAATAACGAACTAAAAAGCCAGGTAACGGCTATTAGCGCTTTTACAGCTACCAAAATTCAAGCCGCCGCAAAGACCGCTAGGTATATGCCTATTCAAGCCGAACGGGTAGCCGATACCGTTAGACCAAATAAAGACCGGATACCAAACATAACTATAGGCGGTAGTAAGAAAAACTTTAGCGGCGGCGCAGCCGTAGGCGAAGTGTTATTTGGTTCGGAATTTGGCGCAGAACCATATTTAACCAAAAAGAAAAACGGCAGTAACTTAGGCGCTAATACTTTTGGCAAGAATAAAGGGCGGCGTTTTCCACCTATGAGCCCGCCCTATAACGGCGGTAATGAAGGCTATTGGATTTTTCCAACACTACGAAAAGAACAGCCGACAATAACTAGCGCTTGGATAGCCGCCGTAGAAAGCGTTTTAAATGGGTGGAGTAAAAACTAATGGCTAATATTAGAACCTTAAAACTTAACCTGTTAGCAGATGTTTCTAACTTTAATAAAGAGCTAGAAGGCGTACAAGGTAAGTTAAAAGGTTTTCAAAATAGCCTAAAAAAAGCGGGGCAAGTTTCCACTATTGCGCTTGGTGGATTAGCGGCGGCAGGTTTTACGGCGGTTAAGGCAGCCGAAGAAGTAGCAGTAGCGAACGCCCGACTAGACAACATTTTAACCAGCATGGGCTACGCAGACGCTACCAAGCGGGTAACCGATTACGCCCAAGCCCTAGAAGTTACTACCGCTGTAGACGCCGAAGTAATTAAACTAACTCAAGCTAAGTTAGCCACATTCGCCAACCTTGCCGCAACAGTAGACACGGCGGGCGGGGCTTTCGATAGGGCGACACTAGCAGCCCTAGACATGGCGGCGGCTGGGTTCGGTACAGCCGAAGGTAACGCCGTAGCACTTGGTAAAGCCTTAGAAGACCCTATAAAAGGTATCACCGCATTAACGCGCTCCGGCATAACTTTTACAGCCGAAGAAAAAAAGAAAATAGAAACACTTGTAAAATCGGGCGATTTATTAGGCGCGCAAACCATGATTTTAGAAGCTATAGAAAAACAGGTAGGCGGCACGGCAGAAGCTACCGCGACAGGTTCGGCAAAAATGGCGCTGGCTTTAGGCAACGTATCCGAAGCCATAGGCGGGGCGTTACTTCCTTTCTTTACTCAATTATCGGAAAAAGTTTTAGAATTTACACCGTTTTTAGAAGCTAACGCGGGTATGTTTTTAAAAGTAGGCGCTGCCATAGTTGTAGTAGCGGTAGCCGTTAAAACTTTACAACTTGGAATAGCAGCCCTAAGCCTAATTATGCAAATAGCCACCGGTATTACAGCCGCTTTTAACTTTGTTTTAGCGCTTAACCCTATTGGTTTAGTTGTACTAGCCGTAGCCGCTTTAGCCGCGGGCTTCGTATTGGCATACCAAAAAATTGAACCTTTTAGAGATTTAGTAAACAGCATTTATGATGCTATACAGCGGGTAGGAAATGCTATAGCAAATAGCAAATTTGGTAATGCAATAGGTAACATTTTAGACAACTTCGGCGGGGGTAGAGCTGCAGGCGGTTCGGTTATGGCGGGGCAGTCTGTTCGGGTGGGTGAATTCGGAAGCGAAGTGTTTACTCCCAACAGCTCCGGCGTAATTCGTAAAGACAGCGGCGGCGGTAATACCTTTATTTTTAACGGGGTAATAGACGGCGAAAGTGCCCGCCGAAGTATTGAGCAGCTACTACAAAACAGCGCCCGACGTACTGGGGCGGTAAACTTTGTAGGCGCTACGTTATGACGACTTACACGCCCTACCCTAAAGTTATTTTCGCTGGCATAAATGAGTATGTAGACAATACAATAAGCGGAATTAGCCTAGAACTTGGGCGGCGTAATATTTACGAACAGGCGCAAGTAGGCATAGCCAGTATTAGCTTATGGACGGACGCAGATACACCTTTAAATGTCAATCTTTCCGACAGCGTAAGCGTACAAATACAAAACACAAGCGCAACTTATAACACGTTATTAACGGGGACTATTTCCGACATTGAAATGACGCTGCCAGGCTACGGCGAAATAGGTTCGGTAGCGCTTTACAAGATAACGGGCGTGGGTGTACTAGCTCAACTAAACCGACGGCTAACAGGCGCGGTTAATTATGCTCAAGAATTTGACGGCACAAGAATTTATAACATTTTATTAGACGCATTTTTAGGCGACTGGTCAGAAGTGCCGCCTACCTTAACTTGGTCGGCTGTAAGTAACATAGTTACTTGGGATAGTTGGGACGCAACAAACGCAACTTTACTAAATAGCCTAGCCGCCCAAATAGATACACCAGGGGACTATGAACTAGAAGCATATACCGGCGGGGTTATTAACGCGTGGACACTAGCCCAAAACGCGGCTAATTCAGGGCGCGGCTATTTGTTTGAAGGCGACGACGGCACACTATTTTACGATAGTTACATTAGTAGAGCTACTCAAGTACCTTTAACCCTTACGGCAGACGACTTACTAAGCGCAGGTTTAAGACAAGCTGCCCAATGGTCGGAAGTAGTAAACGACGTAACCGTAACTTATACTGGAAGCGCCGAAGCCTACGCCGCCGACTTTGTAAGTCAGCAAAGTTACGGGCAACTATCTGGCACACGGGCTACACAATTAGAAAACACGGCAGACGCGCAAAGTCAGGCAGACGCCTTTTTAGAAAGTCGCGCTTACCCACGTACCTATCCGGAGCGCCTAAGCGTAGCCCTACACAGCCCGACAGTAAGCGACGCAACACGCGACGCCCTTATCTCTATGCACGTCGGAGCTAGCGTATTTACCCAAGATTTACCTGCCGTATTTGGTACAACATTCGACGGGTTTGTAGAAGGCATGACTTGGAACATAGACAGGTATACGGCAACAGTTAGCCTTACTTGTTCGGCTATCTCCGAAACATACCCGCACTTAGTTTGGCTGCAAATAGCGCCTACCGTAACTTGGGACGGTTATACTCCAAGTAACACAGAATGGCAGGACTTATAATGGCTGGCACTACTAATTTCTATGGTATTTCTTACCCTACCTCGACAGATTATGTTAAGGACGGCGCGGTAGCAATTCAAACCGTCGCTACAGGCTTTGACAGCGCGGTAGCAATTCCGACTTATAACGCCCAGACAGGCGCTACTTACACTTTTGCGTTATCCGACACGGGTAAAACCGTTACAGCTAATAACGCTTCCGCTTCGACCTACACAATACCGCCTACGGCTTCCGTAGCTTGGACAGCAAATACAACTTTAAACGTTATTAACTTGGGCGCGGGCGTAGTAACTTTTGCGGCAGGTGCAGGGGTGACAGTAAATAATACGGCTGCAACACTTGCACAATATGCAAGCGCGCAATTAATTAGAACAGCATTAAACACTTGGACAGTATCGCCAAATGGCGGCGGCAAAGGCATGACGTTACTGAGCACCACAACACTTTCCGGCGCATCAACAACAGTTAGTTCAATCCCACAAACTTACGCGGATTTAGAGATTTGGGTTTATGGAATGACAAACGCAACAGGTGGAAGTGGACCAAATTTTAGACCTAATGGTACTACTAACCTTATTTTTGCTGCTGGAACTAGGAACAACAATGGCACAATGGCACTATCAGGCATAACTAACTCAAATATTGAAACGGGTGTTAGTGGACTACAAAGTGATGCCAATAATGCCGTAAGAATTCGTATAAATAATTATGCAAGCACAACAAATTACAAAAATATTGATTATGTAATGAGTATGTTAAACACTTCATCACAGTCGCTTTCAGAGGAATACACAGGCTATATTAAAACTAACAGCGCAATCAGCTCATTCGTGTTTGTCAATGGTGGCGGCAACTGGTCAACGGGCACAGTACAGATATGGGGAATATAAATAATGGCTAATCCACAAATACGCAAACACGATTTGGCAACTGGCGAAATTATAGACCGCGAAATGACCGACGAGGAATATACGGCACACAAGGCTGAGCAAAAGGCAAAAGCAACAGCGCAAACCGAAGCCGACGCAAAAATGGCAGCTCGTCAAAGCGCATTAGCAAAACTGACAGCGCTTGGATTAACGGCAGATGAGATAGCCGCGCTGTAATGGCATTACCAATTAAAGACGGAAAAATTTCTACCATATATAACAAGCGTGGACGTCATTGGTCTACAGGTTTTCACACAGGCGTAGATTTTGCAGTCCCACAAGGCACGGACGTTTTAGCGGTAGCCGACGGTAAAATAGAAGCTGCTAACTGGGGCAAGGCTTACGGTACGCAGTTAGTCCAGAAAGTAGAAGGTGGCTGGTTTATCTATGCTCACCTATCCAAGTCATTAGTTAAGGCAGGCGACACAGTTAAAAAAGGGCAGCATATTGCAGAAAGTGGCAATACAGGCAATTCTACGGCGGAACACTTACACGTCGAGCTTAGAACCGCGCGTAAATGGAGCGAAGGAAATGCAATAAACCCACAAGACATCTTAGCCAGCTAGAAATAAATAACAGGGCGTAACCACTACGAAAGGTAAGCCCGTGAAGACATTTATAGTAAGAGTATTAGCCTTGATTGCTTACGAAGGTTTAGCTACTTTTGGGCTTTCGGCTGGCGTAGGTATTGAACCAATCAAAGGCGCTTTAATGGCTGCCCTGTTACCGCTTGTAGTTGTAATGCGCGAAGTGGCTAAAGGGCTTATAGACGACGGAAAACTAACGAAAAAAGAAATGGACGGCGCAATAACCGCAGGGAAAACCGCCAAAAACAAATGAACTTTTTAATTACAGCTGGTCAAGCTGCTACGGCTGTTATCGCCATAATAACCTTAGTTAGTATTTTGGTTAAATATGCGCTATTAAAACCCATTAAGTTATACATAGACCAAGCGACGAAACAAATAGCCCCAAATGCCAACGGCGGACGCTCGTTAAATGATTTAGTAGACAAAGTAGACGACCTTAAAACCATGCTTGTAGGGCATATAAGCCACCACGACACGCCGAAATAATTAAAGTACTTGCAAGACCTGCAACATTATGCAACACTTAAAACACAGGGAAAGGGACTTATGGATAAGTACCTAACAGCTCGACAAATGGCAGACAAGCTACAAGTAAATAGGACTACTTTGTGGCGCTGGGAAAAAAACGGAACGCTAAAGCCGCTAAAAATTGGCGGGGTTAAGCGATACAGTCAAGACCAATTAGAAAAGAAATAACAAACAAAGGAACAGGGCAAATGTTTTTTAACGGATTTACTTTATTACTAATGATAATTACCTTTATAGTTGGCGGCGCTTTCGGTATTAAAGTCGAGCAGGCTTACCAAAGAA